GCGCGCGTGCACGCGGTCAGAGTTAAGAGGTGAGGTAGTGGTATTAAGATCTGTTAGATCTTCTGATCTCTCAGATCTTAAGAGCGCGCGCGCGGGAAAACTCGCGTGACTGTCCCGCTCGGCGGCGTGACTGTCACGGGGTAAATCGGCGTGACTGTCCGCGTGACTGTCACGCTTTTTACGGGCCCGCTGGCGTCGCTTGCGCTCGGCGTCTGGCCTCTCCTGCGTCAGGCCGTAGCGCAGGACTACCCACGTTCCGTCGGGCTTTCGCGCGACCTCGCCGAGGCGCTCGAGCTGCTGCATCGCACGCGTGACGAGGTGCCTGTCGAGCTGCACTGCGCGCGCGATGTCGGCGAGCGTGAGCGAGCGCAGGCTCTCGTCGACGAGCGGCGCTGCTGGCCAGCGCTCGAGCGCGTGACTGTCGCGCTCTAAGGCGTGACGGTCACGCTGCGGCGGCGCGTGACTGTCCGCGTGACTGTCACGCTGCGGGCGTGCCAGAAACAAGCACTGAGTCCAGACAACGCGAGCGACGCCGTCGAGCGGCGAGTCGGCGGACCAATAGAGGTCCGGCAGCTTGATCGAGCGTCGTTGACTGCGGCGAGGTGTCGGCGTACCCATGGGCCTCCTGCACGACGTTGTCGGCGGCGCAGCGGCGCGCGAATGGGCGTGCGCTGCTGCGGCCGCGGGTTTCAGGCGGCGACGACTGCGGCGAGTCTCTGCGCGCGGCGGCGCGCTGCTCGAGCTCGAGGCGCCTTTCGCTTCACCCTGCGCGCGCTCCTAAATATCTCGTCGACAGTGACTGCGCCGTCGGTCGCCGCAGCGAGCGCGTTAGCGCTCTCGTACGTCGGTCGCGACTTTCCGCTGACGGCGCGGTGAACGGCCGTATAGCTGAGTCCTGATCGATACTGCAGGCGCGTTATGGCGCCTGTGCCTTCCTGTTTTACCCACGCCCGCAGGTTCATGGACGGGACGATATAGGCTACTGCCTATGTGGGCAAGCTTCAGCACTGCGCAGGCTGTCAGCGCACATCAGAGCACATGCGACACTTAGGCGCCGAGGTATGAGAGAAATTGCGTCATAGAAAAACCGTGCCGGACGGTATAGGGTTGGCGCTATAGCCTGGACACGCTACCGAGGTCCCGAGGCATGAGCTATCGCAAGGTCCCGATGAAGCCAGCGCCCGAGTCGGGCGTCAGTCCCTACGCGGAAACGAGTGTGCAGCGGCGACTATGGTCGCTGCGCGCAGCTAAGGGCCTGTCGCGCATACGCTTTGCGGCGCTGCTCGGCGTGTCAGGCTCGACGCTCGACGATTGGGATCGTGAGCGGTCGATGCCAACGATCCCGCTGTTCGTTCGAGCGTCGCTGCTGCTCGATGCGGACATTGAGCTTTTACTATTCGGCACCGAGGGTCGCGCGGCTGCGCTCGCCGAGCTCGAAGCGCCGACAGTGCTCGGCGTCGCCGAGGTGCGGGCGTTCTTGGCCGATCGCGAGGCGAGTCAGACGCTGATCGAGTCGGTCGAGCGCGCGATACGCGGTCGACAGAAGCCTGCAACGCTCGAGTGGCTGACGGAGTACGTCACGAACTGCGAAGAAAGGCCCAATACGTCGCTAACCGCGCCTGATAGTCGTGCGCCATCTCGACTGAGCTCCACCACGAAAGCACCACATGCCGGCAGCGGTGCTCGTCAAACGACAGCGCAGCGCCTGATTGATGCGCGTACGCATGTCGAAGCTCACGGAGGCCGATTGACAGCCGATAAGCTTCGCGACGCCGGGCGCGCTGCGACTCGCCGCCGCCGCAAACCAGCCTGAGCGCGGGTCGACGTGTCGGCTCGGGATAGCCGCTAGCCTGCATCGCCGCGCGCTCGAGGGCGGCGCGCGAGTAAGGCCATTCGTAAACTTCTTGGAGATAGACGGCGATGGCGCCGGCGAGGCGCTCGGCTGGCCAGTCGGCGACCTCGTGCGACCAGAGGGCGCCGGGCACGCCGATCGCTTGCGCTAGAGCGAGCAGGCGCAGCGACGGCTCGTCGCCTGTTGGCCTGCAGAGGTCAGCTGCGGTTTCACGCAGCAGATCGAGAGCCTCTGCAGTCTCGATAGTTAGCGGGTCGTTTGAGTCGTCGCGACCTTGCATGCCACCCCTATCCGCACTCCTGCGAGTGCGAGTGATTCACACTCGCATAGACTTCGCATCAGTGAGAACGCGTTTCAGCTAAGACTTACAGAATTGTGGGGGTCTACTAGTTGCGGCTAAGTGTAAGCAAAGTCGCAGAGTTGCGCACACTAGCGCCTAGGCTCGAGCGTGTGCTAGCTATCTCGCGCGCTAGCGCTCGAGCGAGCTAGTGTGCTGGACAGCTCGAGGGTAGTGTCGGCGCGTGTCGTCGCGCGCGTGCAGGTCGGTCGTGTTGTCGAGGGCGCAGGCCCGGCGAGTCGCACAGCTCGAGCAATGGCAACTGCGGCGCGTCGTGCGAGCGCCTGTCGACGCCGTCGTCGAGGGTTGGGTGCGCGACGGACTCGGCGACTTGCGCGCAGTGTGCGGGCGCGAGGGCGCGCGGCCTGTGCTGCTCGGCTGCCCGTTCGGCGCCGTCGACGACTGGCTATGGGTGCGCGAGCGATGGCAGGTCGAGGGCGCTCGAGCGCAGCGTCGCATCGTTTACGAAGCGGACGCGGCAGCCGAGGTCGTGATCGGCCGGCAGTGGCTGTCGCCGCTGCTGCTGCCGCGGAAGGCCTCGCGCCTGTGGCTGCGTGTCTACGACGTACGCTGCCAGCGGCTGCAGGATGCTTGCGCGCGCGACTACGCCGCGGAGGGCGTCAGCTGCCCTGCGCACGACACGGAATACAGCTCGTGCATCGCCGAGTGCCCTGCTCGCCGAGCGGCGTTCGCGAAGGCATGGAACGCAGCGCACGAAGCGCCCGAGCAATGGGAGCGTAACCCGTGGGTGTGGGCCGTCAGCTTCACGCGCTTTGACGTCGCCGGTTACCTGCGCGCAGTGAGCGAAGCCGATCGCAGCGTCGCGCCGAGCGCACCTCGCCGACCTCGCCGAAACGCGCAGGGCCGTCGAGTTGCCGCGCGTAAAGTGTGAGGTCGGCTTGCATTTTTGTTGCGCCCGAGGTGCTCGGCGCGCTCTAGTTGCAACGTTATGGCCTGATCGCCATAGCGAGACGCCCCACTGTTAGAGCAGCGAGGCGTCATGAATCGGCTTGCCTTTGCCAGACAGCGCAGTGATTCGATGACGAATAAAGCAGATCCCGGCGATAAGCTCAAGTCTCTTACGGAAAGCGCACTCGCACTCACTCGCGCGCCGCTCGATCGCGTGCCACGCTGCCGATCGGGTACCCTGCAGATGCCGCTCGAGCTGATTCGCGCAAACGTGTTCACTGCGTCGCACGTCGGCACAGCTCGTGCGCGCGAGCGGTCGGTCGACGTGGATGGAGCAGAGCGCGTTTATCAGCTGCACGGGCGCGTGTTGACGCAGGCGCATGCAGACGTGTTGATGGTCGCACTCGGCTATCTGAGCGACAGCGGGCCCGATGCGCGAGTGACGGTTAGCCTTGACGAGGTCAACCGGCGCTTGCGTCGCAAGGGCGGCGCGCTGCACTTGGACGGGCTTTGGTCGCTCTTGCTAGACCTCACTGCAACTACTGTGTGGTTTCGCGAGGGGCGTCGCCGTACGACGTTGGGCGGCGTGTTGCTCGGAGCCTCGGCGGTCGACTCGACTGTCACGCTGTGGGTAAACGACGTCATGCTCGACATGATGGCGCTCGGGACGGTCAGCGTCGCCGAGTCGAAGCGGCACACGATCGGCAATCGGCCGCTCGCGCAGTGGCTGCAGCTGTGCCTCGCAGCCGCGCCCTCTGTGACGCTCGAAGCGATTCGGCTGCGCGTTGCGCCTGGACAGCCGCGCGACCAAGTGCGGCGGCGCGTGAAGTCGGCAGTCGCCGAGCTGCAGAGCAGCGGCGCGCTGCCCGTCAGCTTTTCCGGCGACGTCGTCTCGTCGTCGAGCTGATCGACGCGATCGCCGACGGATCTCGGACGGCCGAAACGCCTGCGCCTGCACTCCCTACCTGTTGGTTGGTTATCCACAGCTTACCCACGCTATAGCGCCGTGTGGTGACACCCTTCCAGACAGACCCGAGGACCCTTCCAGACAGGGCAAAGACCCTTCCAGACAGGGGGTATCGGCGCTTAACACTTAAGATCTTGCTCTGCAGAGCTCCGCAGCTCTGTTGAGCTGCGGATCTGCAGAAAGGATCGAGAATTTCCGGGATCTCGCTCTGATGCGGCGTCTAAGAGCTAGATGCGTATTCTCTCGGTTTCTGGATACCGCGCAAGCGCGAGCGTACAGCCGTCGGCCGGACACCTGTCAAGAAAAAAGCAACGCGCAGAGCTAGCGTCTAGACGCTATAGCGCCGGCAGTGGTAGGCGTTCGGGAATGTCGTATCCCGTAATCGACAGTGTCGAGGTGCTCGTGCGCCAGTGGCGAGCCGTCGAAGCAGAGCGGCTGATGCTCGTGCTGTATTCGAGGGCGCGCGTCGTGCGGGACATGTTTGGCCTGCGTGCGTTCGCCGACGGAGTCGAGGTCGAAGGTCGACACGAGGCCTGTTTTCCCGGCCAATGGGCGGCGGAAAGTTGGGCGATTCAACGCTTCCCAGACTTTCGCAGTCGCGGTCGACGTGATGGCGATGGCGTTCGCGTTGTCTGCGTGTGGCAGCTGGACCCAGCTTGGCTCGGCTGGCATCGCGAGCGCCGAGAGCGGCGGCAGGCGGCCGCTAGCGCGTCGAAGCTATAGCGGCGACGCCATCGCGTGCGCGACGTTGGCGCGAGAGGGCCGGGAAAGGTTCAGAGCCGCCGACGTCCTGCCTCGTCTGTCTGCGGGCGTCCTGCGGGCGCGTGCGTGGCGCTGTACGTCGCCGGTGTAGGCCTGTAGGCTGTCGCCTATGCCTGACGAGTTAGAGGTCGTCGCCGAGGTCGTGCCGATCGAGCCGCCTACGTTCGAGGCCATTGCGCGCGAGCGGGTCGCCGAGCTCGAGCGGCATGTCGCAACGCTCGAGAAGCTCGTGACGTTCCGCATGATGACTTGCGCGCGCAACCGGGTCGGCCTGCTTGGCGATGACGTTTACCGCGCAGTGACAGACGCGGTCGCAATGATGCAAGTGAGAGCCGCCGACCTGCGCAGAGTGCTCGGGATCGCCGAGGTTGAGCCGAGCGACGAGGGCGCGGTATGAGCGACCAGGGCGATCACCGGACTCGGCAGCAGCTGCTGCGGGATGCGATCAGCACGTTCGCGCGCGAGCTGATCAGCCGCGATGCGACGTTCGCAGACGTCGGGTTTACGCTGATCGTGCACTCGCGCGACCTGACCGTGCACGGTTACGAGATGGTGACGACGCTGCCCGAGCGCGATTTGATGCGCGCCTTACTGAGCGATCTGGTCGCCGACGAGCTGCTCGGCGAGGCGCATGCGGCAGGCGTCGCGCCGGATGGCATAGACAAGTGGTGCGGCGACATGGCGCTGCGCGACGTGCAGGCGCTCGAGCGGCGTAGGGGCGAGCGCAGAGGAGATTGAGGGCGCGCGCGAGTTAGGCGTCGAACGCTGCGCCACCCAGCAGCAGGCGCGTAAGCTGCGTGTATAGGCCAACAGTCGGCGGCTGCTCGGTCTGCAGCGACTGCAGTGCGGGCACGATGCCGTGCCGCGCTGCCGCCTGCCCGAGGTCGGTCTCGAGAAACTCGAGCAGCTCGGCGTTGTGCGGAGGCCGCTCGGTCGGCACGAGCAGCGCGAATGCCGTGCAGCGCAGGGCGGCGGCGAGCGCTAGAACTTGCCGCACGATCGGCTCGGCCTCGTCGCGTTCCCAAGTCTCCAACACTTCGAGCTCGACGCCGACGGCGTGCGCGAGCAGGCTCGCGTCGAGGCCGGCGAGCAGGCGCAGGCGGCGCAGTCGGCAGCCGAAAGATTCCTCGAGGTCGTCGGGCATTGGCGCAGCCTAACCCTATTCGAGCGACGGGTCGTGCCTTACGCAGTAGTCGCCGACCTCGCAGGCGCCGCAGACGCATTCGCCGACGTCGCAAGCGGAGCCGCGGAAGTCCGGGCTCGCGAGAAAGGTCGGCGACCAGATGCGACCGCAGTGCGGGCACGAGTCGTGCGGCGCGCACCAGGGGCCCGGCGGTCCCGCTGACGGCTGATAGTCAGTCTTGGCCATGCCGCCCATTCTACCATAGGCCGCGCTAGTTTCATTTAGCGCCGGTAATCGCTAGGATCGGCGTCATGAGGCCGTGTGATTTTGGGTTCAGCTTGCCCGCTGCCGTCCGTAGTCCGCGGCATGCATGGGAAGCATGGCGCCTCGAGATGCCACCAGAGGCGCGAGCGCAGATCGGCTTGTGGCTGCTGCGCTGCCCGTTCGCACATCCTGTGTGGTCTCAGTGGGTGCTTAGCCTCGTGCATCTTCGCGCCGTCGAGGGCATGCCGGCAGCTGTAGGCCACTGCAGTCACGAGCTTGCGATCTTCGCGGTCGATCCATGCGTCGAGCTCGAGCCTGACGAGGCTGTACCTGCGCGCTCGCTGCTGTCGCCGCCGATTGCGATCGATTTTTACGCACGCGACGACATTCGCGCCGTGCATCGCATAGAAGCGCTGCTTGAGATGGTGATGCGCCGACAGCTTTCGCCGGACGATGACTGCCGGCGACAATGGGAAGTCCTGCTAGATAACCCAGGGGTTGACGTATGACCGCGATCACACGGGCCCATCCTGCACAGCTCGCGCTGTTCGCGCAGCGCGCGAGGCAGTACGAAGCGGCCTCGCGTTCGAAGCGGACGCTCGCCGAGTACGCTCGGCAGTGGCGACTCTTCAAAGCGTGGTGCGAGGCGCGCGAGCTCGAGCCGCTGCCCTGCCCTGCCGAGACGCTCGCGCTGTGGCTGACGGAGCGCGCGCACCAGGTCAGCATCAGTACGCTATCGGTCGCGCTGTCGGCGATCGCGTGGGTGCACGTGAACAGCACGCACGCGACGCCGACGAGCGATCCACGGATAAAGCGCCTGTGGGAAGGCGTGCGCCGCACGCACGGTCAGCCGCAGCGGCAGGTCGCGCCGCTCACTGCCGCCGAGCTACGAAGCGTCTGCGCTGCCCTGCCCGACTCGCCGATCGGCGTGCGTGATCGCGTGATCTTGACGCTCGGCATGAGCGGCGCGCTGCGCCGGTCGGAGCTCGCAGCGCTCGAGGTGCGCGACGTCGAGGGTACAAAGGGCGGCCTCGTCGTGCTGATCCGTCGCAGTAAGACCGACCAGCAAGGCAAAGGCCATCGCGTCGGCGTCGCTCGAGGGCGCAACCGGCAGACGTGCCCGGTGCGGGCGCTCGAGGCGTGGCTTGTGCTCTCGAAGCTCAAGCGCGGCCGTCTGCTGCGGCGCATGTCGCGCGGCGGTCGAGTGCTCGACGCAGGCCTGCGAGGCGCAGCGATCGCCGAGGTCGTGAAGCGCAGCGTCGAGCGCGTCGGCCTCGACGCCGCTCGCTACTCGGGACACTCGCTGCGCTCCGGCCTCGCGACGTCGGCGGCTGCAGCTGGCAAGACAGACAGGGCGATCATGCAGCAAGGGCGATGGCGCGGCCGCGAGATGGTCGACAGGTACGTGCGCGACGCTCGGCTGCTCGACGAGCACAACGCGAGCAAAGGGATCGGCCTGTGACAGCGAACAAAGCGAAGCCGTGCACGCTGCACGAGCTGCGATGCTGGCCAGAACCGTTCGAGCACATTCGGCGCGAGCTCAAGCGGTTCGAGTATCGGCGGGACGATCGGGGCTTTCAGGTCGGCGACGGACTACGCCTGCGAGAGTGGTCGCCCGACTCGCAGGCGTACACCGGCGACGAGGCGCGCGCACTCGTGACGTATGTGCTGCGCGGGAATGTGTTCGGCGTGCCCGAGGGCTTTTGCGTGATGTCGATCGTTCTAGTCGACGTGGAACGAGTGTAAAAAACCGCTCACTCACTAGCCCTCTCGCGCGCGAGCGAGCGCGTGTGCGAGTGAACGAGTGCGCTAACGGTTGAAGAGGCAGAGGGCCCGATCGGCCGGTGCGTGGCGGCGATCGGGCCCTCGAGATATCGGAACCAGGGCCATCCTAACGCGGATACGGCCGGTTCGACAGGGCCCGAGCGAGCTCGGCGTGCGCAGCGTCGGCGAGCGCCGGCAGCGAGTCCTCGATCGACTTGAGTCGGGCCGTTGTCGGCGAGCAGTCGTAGCAGATGCCGTCGAGCGCCTCGAGCAGCCAGCCGACGTAGTTACGCGCGCTGCGGCCTGCGGCAGCGTCGGCACGCAGCGCGGCCTGCTCGCTGCCGATCGCGGCGACGACGTGATCGTCGGGCAGCGTCGGCGCGATCTTGGCAGCGACCTCGAGCACGCGCTCGCGCAGGCGCGTGTGTGTCAGCGGCAGAACGTTCGGCTTTCCGCAGTGTGGGCATTCTAGCGGCGCGATCGTGTGGTCGGTCATGAGGCTGTGTCCTTCGTAGCGTGGGTGGTGACGTGTGCTGCGAGAATGGGATCGTCGCCGCGGTCGGCGGCTTGTATGGCGAGGCGCATACCGTCGACGAGCTCGCCGGGCGTGTATCCCGTGCGGTCGGCCTCGGCGCGCAGCCAATCGAGCGTCTCGGCGTCGACGTAGAGCGTCAGGCGGCGCGAGCATTTCTCGACGGGCCTGCCCTTGGGCTGCCGATGCTGGTCGGCGCTGCGCACGGCGGCGCGCGTTACGCGCAGCGTTCGGCACACTTCGTCAGGCGCGACGCCCTCGTCGAGCAGCGCGCGAATGCGGTCGGCTGGTTTGCGTTTCGGTTTCGGCATGGTGGTGTGTCCGTTAGCGGCGAGCCGCCGCCGACAGCTCGGCGGCGGCTGCCTAGTGGGTTAGCGAGCGAGCCGGTCGAGCTCGAGCGCGGCCTGCCGCTCGCCCTCGATGGCGACGAGGTCGGCCTCGATGCGGCCGCCCTCCCCTGCCTCGGCGAGCTCGGGCGCGTGCGCCTCGAGGGCGGCGCTCGCGAGCAGCGCGCCGACAAGTAGGGCCCAGCGGCCTAGCGTGATAGATTCCGTAGTGAACATGGTGACTTTGCCTTCCTGTGTTCGATCAGGCCTCGGCGTTGGTAGCGCCGAGGCCTGAAAGCTTTAGTGCGCTCGCAGCCGCACGAAGCGGCAGCCGTCGGCGCGTGTTCCGTGCGACTTGGACACTGCATAGCCGCGCGCTGCGAGGGCGGCGGTGATGATGTCGACAACCTCGGCGCCTCGCCCTGCCGGTCGGCGCGTCGTCCGATAGCGCTCGATTACCACCTCGGGATGCGTGCAAACGGTCCCGTGCGGCCATTCGGTCGCGCGCAGAGTGTCGAGTATTTCGTGCTTTACGGCGGACCAGTCGGCGGCGTTCGTTGTCATGAATCCGACTCTACACTCGCCGCTCGATCGGCGCAACACATTAGCATGAACACAAACGTGTGTAGGCTGCCGGTTGCCTAGTGCACCGGTGCTCTTGTGCCCTAGAGCACTCAACCGCTAGACCGCTCGCGCGCTCGCTCACTTGACGTCTGGACGCTATAGCGCGTAGGCTCTAGCGCTCTGACGCGTGTCAGGCGGTCACGGAGAATCCGAGGATGTATGCGGAATAAGGCATGGGTGCTCGCCGTCGTCGGCTCTAAGGGCGGCGTCGGCAAGTCGACAACGGCGATCTCGCTCGCCGTCGAGTGGCATCGGCGAGGGCTGTCCGTGCTCGCCGTCGATGCCGATCCGCAGGGCACGCTGCGGATCTGGTACGACGTTAGGCGCGAGAATGTCGCCGACGACGAGCGGCTGCACGTGGTGCATCTCGACAGCGCCGACCAGCGTCGCACCAGCGACGAGCAGAAAGCCGACTTGATCCGTCGAGTCGTGCCGACGCTCGCCGAGGGTTTCGACCTCTGCCTGCTCGACACGCCGCCGAGCAACGAAGACGTGCAGCTAGCGGCCGTGTCGATCGCCGACCAAGTCGTCGTGCCGACGGGCCCGCACGCTGCCGACCTATGGGGGATCGTGCCGATGCTCGAGCTCGTGCAGCGCGAGCGCGCGTCGAGGCGCCGCCTAGTCGCCTCGGTCTTGCGTAACAAGGTCAAAGGCCTGTCTGTGGCGTCGCGCGACGCCGACGAGGCGCTCGGCGGCGCGCAGCTGCCGCTGCTCGAGGCGCGCCTCGGCAACCGTGAAGACTTCGGCCGCGCGACAGCCGCAGGCCTCGGCGTGACGACGTTCTGCGCGTGGGGGTTGGCAGCCGCCGAGGTGCGGCAGCTGGCGAGCGAGCTCGAGGGCGCCTCGAGCGGCGGCATTGCAGTCGAGAAACCACAGAGGAGGAAACGGGCATGAGTGCGACTAAGGCGGTCAAGGCAACCCTGCGCGGGCGTGGCGAGGGTGGTCGGTCGGTTCAGACGCTGATACCGGGCACGGCGGCGGCGAAGCCTGCGCCCGCACACCGCGGTTCGAAAGGCTCGGCGCGCGGCCTCGTGCATCGCACGCGCGGCGACGAGCTCGACAGGTTTACGGCTTACCTGCCGCGCGAGCTCGGCGAGCGGCTGCGGCGCTACGGCTTCGAACAGCGACAGGAGTTGAGCGCGACGATCGGCAGGTCGGTCGAGGCTTTCCTCGGCGGCGTCGAGTCGCTCGTCAGCGACGAGCAGCGCGACGAGCTGCAGGCGCTCGCCGATCGGAACAGCCGCACACTTGCCGCCGAGCTGGCGTATGCAGTGCAGGCTTACCTGCGCACTGGCGGCCGCAAAGTGCAGTGAGCGCCGAGCCTGTATGCGGCAGCCTATATCGCCGGCGGCGGTGTATGCGGCATGCTAGGCTGGCGAGTGAGCGAGTGGGCTAGACCGCTCGCTCACTAGCTGGCGAGTGCGTGAGACGGGTTTAGGTGTGGCCATGGAACTGTCGATTAACGAGCTCGAGGGTCGCGGTGCGAAGGGTGAGGGCCTCGAGCTGCGCCGATGGCGTCTCGCGCAGCGGCTGCCGAGCGGACGTCGAATGCGGCTCGGCGACTTTGCTCGGCTGGTCGGCTGCTCGGTCGACACAGTGAGCATGTATGAGCGGGGCGTGCGCGTTCCCAGCCAGCACATGCGCGCTCGCATGTGGTCGATCGTCCTGTCGACGGGCGCCGAGCGGCTGCCGATGCGGCCGCTCGCCAAGACAGGCCCGGCGGTCGTCGAGGCCGCAAACGGGCAGCTCGCGCTGCCGCTGGTAGGGTAGGGCGGCTGTGAAGTCGAGGGCGATGGTCTGGCAGGTGGTGCTGCCGCACGGGCGCGCAGCGCAGGTCGACGCGTTTCCGTGCCGCAGGATGCGCGACGGGACGCTGCAGCGCCGTTGGCTGCTGCTGGGTCGGCTGCCAGCGCGAGGCCTGCGCCCGACGCTCGCCGCAGGGTCGATCGCGTCAGGCGGCGGCGCGTTCGTTGTCGACTACGGCTGCGCGTCGCTCGAGGCGCTCGAGCAGCTGCGCATCGCGACGAGCTCTGTCGCAGGGCAGTAGCTCACGACGTACGCCGGCGGCTCGGCGCTCGAGCGCTGTGCGCGCTTGATCGTCGCCGTCTTGCCGCGTGGGTGTCGCCACATGCCGCCGATCAGGTCGTAGCGGTAGCCTGCCGCTCGCAGTGCGCCGTCGGCCTCGCGATAGGTGGTGTGATGCTCCTGCATCGCCGCAGCATGCGACGAGCGGCGCGAGCGCGTCTAGGTCTCACATTAGGCTCAGCGCCATGTGTTCGAGTGTGCGCATATGTGCCACACTGCAGCCTATATCGCCTGCGCTCTAGAGCGGTTTACAGCGGGAACCAGCTGCCAGCTGGGTAGGCCCGAATAAAGCCGATCTCTACCCAGGAATACGGCTTGTTCGCCGTGACGAGCTCGAGGCCTGCGCGGATAGGCGAGATTGGTGCGAGGTCGAGGCCGGCCTCGTCGATCCACACGAGCCGGCCTGTGAGCGGCTCGATCACAGCGTTGCGCCAGTCGTAGGCCGGCGTCGCCGGCGGTCCCGAGATCTGCAGGTCGAGCATGAACACGTATGCGCTGCTGTCTGCCGGCGGCACGGCGACACGTTGCTGCTGATAGTCTTCGTTCGCGAGCATCGCCGAGAGCGTCTGGCTGCCGGCTTGGTACCCAGTGAACACGCGTTGGCTGATCGCATCGATTGCGCCGGCGTAGTCGCAGGCCTGCAGAATGCACGTGTGGTCGACGCTCATGCGAGGATCGCCGAGGTGCGCGACGACCTGCAGCGGCGCGCCGGTGACTGGTTTTACGACGTGCATGCTTGTCAGCGACTGCACGCGCAGCAGGCCGTCGACGATCGAGCTGTTGTAGTAGTTGCCGACGATGTTCGGCGCGCCGACAGTGACGTCGCCGAGGCGCGCCATCGCCTGCCCGGTTGTCGTCGAGTAGCAGAGGAACCCGCGACGCTCGAGCGCCGGGTCGCCGCTGCGAAACTCGTCGTTGAACACTGGCGCGGAGCGCGGCGGCGTGAGGTATGGGCTCACGCTGCGCGGTGGATAGGGATAGGGCGGCGACGGGAAGGGCGGCGGCGTCTCGACGTTGCGAATGATGCGCGATTGAATCCAGGGCGAGACGTAGACGGAGCCGCCGTAGGTCGCTGTGTACTGACAGCGATAGATTCCGGCCGTGTCGACGTCGGCTGCAACGGGTTGGTAGAACGCGGTGCCGTCGGTCTGCCCGACGCCGATGCCTTTCAGGATCTTGATGATGCCCGTGTCTGCGTTGACCATGGTGAACGTGACGATCGCGTTCGCGAGGTCGATCGGGCGCAGGTACCATTCGACGCGATACACGTAAGGCTCGCGCGTGCTGCCGACCTGTCGGTCGGCGAACCGGGCACCTAGGTCGATGGTCGATGGATTGCCATAGCAGCTCACGGCGGCACCTCGTCGGGATTGCTGTTGTAGTCAGTGAGCAACAGTCGCGGCAGGCGGTAAGGGTGAACAGGCTGGTCGCCGACGGCACGCAGGTCGGACCAGTCGACGGCAGCGCCGAGGCCGGCCTCGCCGAGCCATACGCGCGCTCGAGCGGACTCGGGCGCGAACCGATGCCCAAAACTCGACGGGATCGTGCCATCGCCGCCGAGGTGGTCGCAAATGTTCGGGACGGGCACGTAGGTCGCGAGGTCGTTTGCGCGCGTGAACGCTTTGAGCCGCTCGTCGTCCCAAGGGCCCCAGAGGTCGCCGAATAGGTGCTCGCGATCGCAAACCCAGTCGAGGGCGCGGTCGCCGAGCTCGCGCGGCAGCACGAGCAGCTGCACAAACTGTAGGCTGCGCGTGCTTGCCCAGCGTATGCCCTGCGCGTGCGCGAGCTCTACTTGGGCGCGCGGCAGCCAGCCGCCGATCGGCGAGTGCGGCCGTGCAGCGACGAGCGCCTCGAGCGTCGCGCGCAGGTCGGCACACACAGCGATGTCGTCGGCGAGGATCGCGATGTGCGTCGCGCGCGGCTGATTTGCTGCGCACGCAAGCCAAGTCGCCTTCCAGGCAGGCCAGCAGCCGCGACGATTCACGTCGACGTGAACGGTCAAGTCGCCGCCGATGCGCTCGACGAGTCGCCGGCAGTGCTCGGCTCGAGCGGGGATCGTCATGATGCCGACGGCGACGCTGTTAGTATTCATAGCGGGTGAACGCGTCTGCCCAGTAGATCGGTATCGCGCCTGCGGGGTCGTCGGTCGTGTAGAAAAGCACGCTCGTTGCAGTGCCGAGCAGCATGAAGTTGAGGAAGTTGTAACCGACCGGCGGCGTGTAATAGAGATAGGTTTCCGCGTTCAGGATTTCGCCGGCTGTGGTGGCTGCGCGGCCGCCATGCGCCGGCGTCGTCGAGTTGAGTGCGATTCCGCAGTAGCCGGCGTTAGCGACGCCTGCACTGTTGACGCCGATGTTCATTTGCGCATCTAGCGGCGTGATCGCGCGACCGGTGATGAACTCGAACTTATGGCCCGTGGTCGCCATGAACCAGGTATTTGCAGACGAGGTCGCGAGCGAGCCTGTCCAGGCGGTCTCTTGCCAAAAAATCTCTGACCTGCGGTTGTCGTTGTTCCAGATGTCGCACTTTGAGGTCGTCGTCGTATACCCAGAACGAACGATCGAATAGGTCGTTGCCGAGCGCGGGTAGACAGTGCCGAGGTAGCGCTGTGTCGGGTCGCCGGACTTGACCCACACGCCGTTTGTCTGCGCGATTGCGGTCGCGCGGGCGCTGGCTGATGTCCAGTTGAGAAACACCATCGTCACGCCGGCGGCCGTGCCATCGGTCGGCGCCGCAGCCGACAGCTGCAGAAACACGTCAAACGGCGTCCCGGTCGTGCGGCCGGATACGGCCTGTCCAAACCCGTTGACGCGTACGGTGCGCCAGTCTGACACGGTGGTGTCATACAGTGAGATGCGGTCGCTTGTGACAGGCGCGAGGTAGAGCAGCGTGAAAGAGCCATCTGCGGCGACGGAGTCGTCAGCCGTGGGCGCGAGGCGAAACCCGTTTATGCTCGGGTCGACAGTCGGCGGCACAAACCAGGCTTGCCCCGAGTTGCGGCCGGTCAGGAGCGAGCCTGCAACGGGTGCGCTGCCGATGATGTCGACGCGTCCGCCGGTGACGGTAACGGACTCGGCTGCTAGCCCATAGGCCGTGTCGACTTTCCAGTAGGGCGAGTCGGGGTTGTATGAGGTGTAACCTCGGCCGCACACCCATGTTGTCGACGAGCCGCCGATTGCCGAATACGTGGTCGACGTTGTCGGCACGCCTCCGGTTGGGCCGTTAGAGCTGTATGGCGAGTCGATGCGGCTCGGCGTGCTCGGCGTGATGGTGAGCGTCGTGATCGGCGCGCCGTGATTGATGCCGAACCGAACGCCGCGCAACACCTGCTCGGAACCAGACGGTGAAACCAGCGTTAGGCTGACCGTTGACGAGCCGAGCAGGTCGAGCTCGTAAAGCCAGCCTGGATAAATGGTAGTCGGCGGCGTCGTGTCGCGCGGCCAGACTTGGAGCGCGCCGGGGATCTCAACATAGAGGCCGCTGCTGGTCGAGCCGGGTCGAAACTGTCGATTGCAGTACGCATAGCCAGCCGTGCCGGTGCGCACGATCATTTGCGAGCCGCTGACGGCTGCGGTGTAGGCGCCAGAGTAGGCAAGATCGAGCTGATAGGGCGTGCCCGCAGTGCCCGCGACAATGACCTCGTATACGCCGCAGTTGGCGACTGCCTCGAACAGCACGAGCACCAGGTCTCCGGCGACAACGGCGACGCCGTCGATCGATAGCGCGCCGTTAGCTGTCGCTGTGAGTCGCGGGCGATTGGTCGATATCGTCGTCGCTGTGTAGGCCGGCAGCGTGGTCGCGGTCGCTAGCCGGACGTCGAAGAAACTGCGCGCGCGCAGCGCGTCGAGCCGTGTCTTGTCGGCTGCACTTAAAAATCCGTCAGTGCTCGGCGTGGCGACGCCGGGCATAGCGTGCACGTGGTCGGATCGCGGCAGCGTGACGGCTGCGCCTGCCGAGCTCGCGGCGCCGACGGTCAGCGCAGCGGGCGCAGCTGTCGCCGGCAGCGCGTGCACGTGGTCGGATAGTGCGAGCGTCGTAGCGCTGCCGGGCGCGGTCGAACCGGCGAGCGTGAGCGCAACGGGCGTGCCGCTCGTGACTTGGTGCGTGTGATCCTGCCGGGCGTTGGTGATGCTGCTGCCGATGGCGGCGGCGGCCGCCGACACGTTAGGACTCGCCACGCTTGCGAGCGTGCTCGAAACGAGGCCGTACGGCATAGCGCTGCTTCCGAGGCTGACCGGTGGCGTGACATGCATCTGCCACAGCGTGTCGTGGTAGGTCGTGCCCTCGGAACCTACTGGCACAAGCATGCCCGGCGGCAGCTCGGCTGACGTGTCAGCATCCGCGGATCGTGCCCATGCGCCGGCGGCGGCCAGATATATTCCGTTCGTCTGCCACGACGCCTGACCGATGACGAGCACACGATTAGTTGCACTGACCAGAATGCCGTCGATGGTCTGCAGGCCTGACAGCGTGATCGGAGCAGTCGCGACGACGCGACACGCCACCTTGATCGGCAGCGCGTCGACGTATGCCGCACTCGCCGCGTCGGGCAGTGCGTGCACGTGGTCGGATCTGGCCAGCGTTACGGCCGATCCTGGCGCGTTAGCTCCGGCGACTGTGAGCGATACCGCGGTAGCAGTCGCCGGCAGCGCGTGCACGTGATCGGATAGTGCGAGCGTCGTCGCGCTGCCGGCAGCGGTCGAACCGGCGAGTGTGAGCGCGACGGGCGTGCCGCTCGACACGAGGTGTGTGTGGTCCTGTCGCGCAGCGGTGGTGCCGACGCCGACGGCTGCGGCCACGTTGCCGACTGCCGGGCTCGTGACAGTCGCTAGCGGGGTTGTCTGCCTCGCCCACGTTTGCGCCGTCGTACCGATCGTGATTGTGCCGAGCGTCGTCAGCTGCCACGACTGCCCGGCCTGCGTGCCCTCGGCGACGTAGACGGTCGAGCCGGTGACGAGCTCGCCGGTCGCGTCTGCGTCTGCGGCCTTTGCCCAGGTGCCATTCGAACCCGTGCCCACCGTGGTCACGGAATAAATATTGTTAGCGTATGTGACCGTGACCTGATCTTTAACCAGGACGCGATCGCCGACGGCTAGCGATATGCCGTCGACAACGTTCGGCTGATTTCCCGGTATGTCGACGTTCGGAATGTGCCCGGTGGATGCGACTCGGACGGCTGTCTTGTAGGTGGCGACGAGCGCGTCGAGCCGCGACTTGTCGCCGGACGCCATGAAGCCGTCTGCGCCGGTCGTCGCAGTCGCTGGCATCGCGTGCACGTGGTCGGCTTTTGATATCGATGTCGAGCTACCTGCCGAGCCTGCGCCGCCTACGGTAAGCGCGGTCGGCGTGGTCGAGCTCGCCGGCAGCGCGTGCACGTGGTCGGCTCGAGCGAGTGAGGTGCTCGTGCCGTCAGCAGTCGCTGCGGCGAGCGTGAGAGCAACAGGCGATCCGGCGGTGACTTGGTGCCGATGGTCTGAGCGCGCGGCTGTGGTAGCCGAGCCGGCAGCGGCCGCGGTTACGTCTGCAGCTATCGGCGTCGTGCTGCCGACGGCGGCTGCGCCTGTAGCGACGCCGTCGAGCTTGGTTTTGTCGACGCCGGTCATGAAACCGGAAGCGCCGGCGGCGATAACCGCTGCGTGCGTCGTGCCGCCTGCTCGAGCGCCGTGCTGCGCGTCGGTCGCGATCACGCCGAGCTGAACGCTGTCAGCAGCGACGACGATCGAGCCGTCGGCATGCGCGACGACGTCGAGTGTGTTGCCGGTCTTGGTTAGGCCAGCGCCGGCGGTGATCTGCCCTGCGCCGGTGACCTGCGTGAAAGTGAGCGGCGTTGTGCCGAGCACGATCGGGTCGGGCGTGATGAGTGCCCAGCCGCTGTCTGCGTTGGCTGCGCCGGCGACGACAAACGTGTACATGCCCGCGGTGACGTCAGCAGAGCTGTCAGCGTCGGCTGCGCGGGCCCATGAGCCGGCGGCGGTTAGATAGATTCCGTTTGCGGCCGCGCTTGTCTGCGAGGTCAATAACACGCGGTCGGCGGGCGCTGTCGCGATTCCGTCGATGGTCTGCGAGCCTGACAGCGTCGCGACGTTGGTCGTCGCGACGAGGCGCACGGATGTCTTGACGTCCAAACCTTGCGCGATCGCGTCGACGTAGGCCTTCGTCGCGACCTCTTGATTAGAGGTCGGATCGAGTACGTTCGTGATTTTCTGCGAGTTGAAGCTGACCGCCGAGCTCGCGACGCCGAGCGCAGTCTGCACGCGCGCGAACGTGACGACCTGCGCGCCTGCCTCGATGCCGTCGATCTTGGTCTTGTCTGCCGTGCTCGGCGCCTGCGCGAACACGAGGCCCGTCGTACCCAGCGTGATCGGGTCGTTGGTCGTGAGAATCCAGAGCGTGTCTGCGCCTAGCGTGCCCTCATTGACGCGCACAGTGAGGCCGGCGGAAACTTTCGCCGAGGTGTCGGCGTCGGTCGCGCGGGCCCAGGCGCCGACGGCTGCCGTATACAGTCCGTTCGCGCTCGCTGTCGTCTGCCCGGTAACGAGGATTCTGTCAGAGCCGCTCGGCGTGATGCCGTCGATCGCGGTTAGGCCTGACAGCGTGATGTTAGTCGTCGTGACGAGCCTGCACGAGGGCTTGGCGTCGAAGGTTCCGGCGAGTGTCTCGAGGTAGCCGCGCGTGACGACGTCCTGCGTCGCCGACGGGTCTGCGACGCTGGTTATTCGCTGCGCGTTGAAGCTGACCGAGCCGGTCGCGGCCGCTAGCGCAGTCTGCACGCGTGCAAACGATGTGACCTGCGCACCTGCCTCGACGCCGTCGAGCTTGAGCTTGTCCGCGGCCGCCATGAAGCCGTCGACGCTCGTCGTCACGAGCGAGGGCAGGCCGTGCGTGTGATCGCTGCGCGTGAGCGTCGTTGCCGAGCCTTGCCCGCTCGCGCCGCCGACAGCGAGCGCGACGGGCGTGCCGATGCTGACCGTGTGCTTGTGGTCATGCCTCGCAGCCGTTGTGCCGACGCCTAAGACTGCGGCCGCATTGTCGACAGCAACGGGCGCGGTGCTCGTGAGTGCGGCTGCGCCTGTGGCCATGCCGTCGAGCCGCGTCTTGTCCGATGCGGATAAGAATCCGGCGACGCTCGTCGTCGCGACGTCTGGCATCGCGTGCTGATGGTCGCTGCGCGGCAGCGAGGTCGCCGAGCCTGTGTTCTGCGCGCCGCCGACGGCGAGCGCTGACGGCGCGCCGATAGACACGCTGTGCGTATGGTCTCCTTTGGCTGCGGCCGTCTCGACGCCGACAGCGGCGGTCGTGACAGTGATTTGTGTCGGCGCGTTGGCGGAGAGTGCGGCCGCACTGGTCGCGACGCCGTCGAGCTTGAGCTTGTCGGCCGCCGATTGGAACCCGGCGACAGTCGTCGTCGCAGCGGCGTGCAGCGTGCCGTCGGTCTGTGCGCCGTGCGCGTGCACGTGATCGCTTCGTGCCGCTGTTGTGCCGACGCCGACAGCGCCGGTAAACGCGACGGCGGCAGGCGCCGAGCTCGTGAGTGCGGCTGCGCCAGTGGCGACGCCGTCGAGCTTGAGCTTGTCGGCCGCCGATTGGAACCCGGCGACAGTCGTCGTCGCAGCAGCGTGCAGCGTGCCGTCGGCCTGTGCGCCGTGCGCGTGCACGTGATCGGAGCGAGCCGCAGTCGTGCCTGCGCCGACAGCGTTCGCCGTGCCGACGCTCGCAGGCGCCGAGCTCGCGAGTGCGGCTGCGCCAGTGGCGACGCCGTCGAGCTTGAGCTTGTCGGCCGCCGATTGGAACCCGGCGACAGCCGTCGTCGCGGCTGCATGCTGCGTGCCGCCTGCTCGAGCGCCGTGCTGTGCGTCGGACGCAAGCACGCCGACCTGCACGCTGTCGGCGGCGACAACGATCGAGCCGTCGGCGTGCGCGACGACGTCGAGTGTGTCGCCGTTCTTCGTGAGGCCAGCGCCTGCGACGACCTGCGCTGCGCCGGTGAAGCGCGCGAAGGTGAGCGGCGACGTACCGATCGCGATCGGTGCGTCGCTCGCCAGTATCCAGCCGGTCTCGGCGTAGGCTGTGCCGTCGGTCGCAAATATGATCAGGCCAGGCATCAGCTCGGCGCTAGTGTCTGCGTCGGGCGCGCGCAGCCATGCGCCGGCGTCGTTTGCCACGTACAGGCCGTTATCTATCGGCGAGGCCTGTGCGGTAAGGAGGATGCGCTGCCCGTTGACAGTCGATTTTCCGTCGATGACCTGCGTGTTCGAGGCCGTGACTGGCGTCGTCGCGACGAGCCTGCACGGCATGTGTATGCCTGACAGCGCGAAGGACGTCTGCACGTACCAGAGCGGCACGGCGTCGCCGGCGAGCGTCGGCGTGCCGAGGTTGCCGACGGTGTGCCCTGCGGCGTCTTGGTCCTGCGTAAACGGGATCGTGCCGTCAGCGCGTAGCAGGTTGTCGGATAGCTCGGGCGCGAGCTTGTCCTCTGTGATGCTGCCGTCGGGAATCACGCCGCCGCCGCCGCCGCTCGTGCCCTCGATCGCCTCGAGTAGCTGCCGGTGGAAGTCGACGAGAGGGCGGTTCGTGCTGCCCTCATTCATCTCGGTCAACTCGACGCTCGGCACAGTCGGCACGGCGGTCGCGTTGGGATCGTACCTCTCGGCGAGCGCCGGATAGTCGATGTGGTAGCCGGGCGAGCGAATGGAGATGCGGCGCGTAACCGAGCCGACAACGGCGTCGTTGATCGTCGCGGTCACACGCACGCGGAACGGACCCCAGCAGCCTGTGTCGAAGTCTAGCTGCCACGTCTCGGGCGCGAGCTCGGTCAGCAGCGGATTACTCTCAGGCGGCTCGTCGAGCAGCAGCACGTCGACAGTCGCGGTCGCCGGGATGTTGCCGATCGTGATCGTGACAGGGTAGGCGCGCGTGTCTCCGATCGCGCCTGTGCTCTTGATGTCGGTGCGGCCGCGGTCGACGGAGCCTGCGGGAATGCCAGCGCCTGGCTGGTTGAACGTGAGTGTGATGCTCATGAGCTAACCCCTGCGAGCTTGCCGCCGCTCGTCTGCGCGACGTTGGCGAAACCTCGATTGACGTCGATATCGGGCGTGACTGCTGCGCCGCCGAGCGTGAAGGCCTCGCCGGGCTCTGAGATGCTCGACACGAGGCCCACGCGTACGCCTGCGGCCTTTGCTTCCTGCACGATCTCGGCGAGCTGCAGGGCAGTCTGCGCGTCGACGATGCCGAGCAGGTCGATCACGATGTCGCCGGGAAAGTATTCGATCAGCACGATCGTAACGGTGGTCGGCAGCACTGCGCGCAGGATGCCGATCAGGTCAGGCGGTCGGCCGCTCGAGCCGCCGAGGCGCACGCGCGCGGCGATCCACTGCTTATACACAGCGTCGGTGCGACCGCCTCTCGGCTGCCCGACGAGCTCGCCGAGCATGTCCAGTGCATCGCCCGCAGCCGCGGGCAGCATAGTGCCTATGTAGACGCTCCAAGCGGCGTCCTCGAGCTCTTGAATCTGCACGAGGTAGCTCTGCAAGAGCGCGTTGAAGCGCGGGCGCCGCACGTCATAGATCGGCAGGGCGAGGCCCTGCTGCACGACGAGCGTGTTCTGCGCGAGCGTCATGGTCCTACCCAGTTGGCGCCGATGAGCGTCGGCAGGTCGCGAGGTCCCATGGTGAGCGTGTTGTCAGGCGCGGTCGGCACAGCGTCTGCCGGCAGCGCCGGTGCGATGGTCGCGTCGAGCGAAACGTTGACTACGCCGATCGCTTGGTCGTCTGCCACCTTGAGCATGCGCACGAGGTAGACCGGTTGCCCGATCGCGAAGTGCATCGGCGACGCCGGGTCGATGCTGGCGATCTGCAGCGCCGAGCGAATGGCCTGCGGCACGTAGTTCGAGGTGACGGTCGCGCGGTAGTTGACATTGATTACCTTGAGAGTCGGTCGCGAGAATCGAACGGTGTGCGCGACGCCCTCGCTGTCTGTGACTGACACTGACGTCGATCCATAGGTCTCGATGCCAGCGGGTTTGTTGGCCCAGATGGTCGCCGCGATAACGCTGTCAGTGCCGCCGCTCGCGATGATCTCGAAGCTGTGCGGCGGCAGGCCGTTCGCGTCGACAGTGTCGGTCACGTTCTCGTATCCAGCCGCTGTGACGACGCCGGGCAGCCGCCGAACGTCGGCGATGATGCCGAGCAGCGTCGAGCCTTCCGTCGAGGCGCGTAGCTGCTGCTGCCGCAGCCGATAGGCCTCGTCGGTCTCGACGTCTGTGCCTGGAATTGCTGCAGCGGGGTTAGTGACGCTCGTCCAGCCGCTGACTGGCGATTCGATCTTGGTCAGCGTCTCAGCGGGCGCGATGAGCTGCCCTGCAGTCTCGGCTGCGGCGGCGACGTACACATAGCCGCCGATGGCACTCGTCAGGCTGTCCGCGGTCGTCACGAAGCGGACAGTAGGGCGCAGCGGGTCGCTGACGACGCTGCCCGTCGGAACCATGGTCAGCGCTGCGAGCTCGAGGCGCAGCTGCACGATCGCTTTGCTCGCCGGCAGCCGAGGAATGCCGAGCAGCGCGCCGTTGTGATCGAGCGCTACGCCCTCGGCTGTCGCCGGGTCGTGCGCGTCGTAGATCTCGGCGAGTAGCTCCCAGACAGCCGCTAGCTGCATGGCAAACGACATGTTCAGGTTCGCTAGGACGCCTGTGCTCGAGGTATTAAGCGTGCCGTCGATGGTCGAGCGCTGCGCCTGCTGTAGCTCGGCGATGATCTCGGCGACTGTCTTCGCGGTGAAGCCGATCGGCGTAAGCCCGGCAGTCATGCACCACCTGCAGTTGTGAACGTGCGGGTCGCCGAGCTCGAGGCCGGCGTCGGGTCGAGCGTCGGGTCGAGCAGTACGTCGCGGTAGATCGGCACGACGCTGCCGTCGGCGGCCTGCACGGTCGCCTGAACAGTGAGCGTGCGTGTTGCGCGGTCGTAGTCGATCGCGAGCCGTGTCACGGCCTGCACGCCTGCAGTCTCGCGCAACACCTGATCATAGACAGCGCGCACGACAGTGTCGGGCGGCCTCACGTCGAAGAATAGCGACCGGTAGTCGATGCCGACTCGCAGATCGAGCGGCCATTCGCCCTGGAAAAGCGCGACACGTAGGTTCGCATCCTGCGCGATGGCGTCGGCGCCTCGGATAAGCGCGAAGTCGCCGGCCTCGATCACGAGGTCGCCGTCGAGCGGGTCGAGCGCGAGGTCAGTCACGCCCGCAAATACAGTCACACCGCCGAGTGCGCAAGCGCTCTAGTGCGTGAGTTGGCTAGTGCTCGAGCGAGCGAGCGGTCTAACGGTTGGCCCTACTTGGCCTTGATGACGCTCGAGGCGACGCTCGGATAGCTGCTCGGGACGCCTGACGTCGAGCCTGTGAACGTGGCAACGGTCGTCGTGCCCGCAGCGCTGGCGTCGATGGTCGTTAGCGCTGCTGTGACTGCGTTCTTGAGCGTCGTGAAGTTGCCCGATATCGCGGTCAGCCGATCGTTGACGAGGCTCGCGAGGGCGATCCAGTCAGTGAGGCCGGCACCGCCTAGGGCGATGATGGTCGAGCCGATGCGGATGCCGAGGCCGCCCTCGTGCCCGATAACGAGCTCGGTCGCCGAGGGCGTGACGAGCAGGTTCGCCTGCGGGGCAGGCCCGAGCGGCAGGGCGATCGCGCCGTCGAGGGGATGCGTACCTAGGTCGCCGGTCGAGCTCGTCGCCTGCGAGGCCTTGGCGGCCGTGGCGAGCCATAGGTCGAGGTTTCTGTCGGCGAACACGAGCGTCACGAAGTCGCCGACGGCGAGCGGCCAGCTGATCGAGAATCCGCCGCCCTGCGGGAACGCTACGGGCACGCGCGGGATAACTGGCAACTCTTCCTCGACGAACGGCTCGGGCGTCTCTGAGTCCTCGTCAGTCGGCAGCACGACACGCAGCGAGGGTCGTACGTCGACGTACTGCCCGCGGTTCGCACTGTCGGCATAGATGGCGCTGACCTGCCCAGGCATGCATACGCGCAGGTCGCCGATCGCCGACTCGGTGATCAGCCGCAAGAGGTCGGCGAGGTCCGGTGTAGCGCTGGACATGTCGGCACGTACAGGCAGGCCGCTCGGGCGTCAACCTAGCGCTTGACGCCTGTTAGCTCGAGCTCGACGTGCCACGTGTGCACAGAGTCCGACTCGCCTTGATGCGTGGCGGTCTCGATCCTGTACAGGCCTTGCGTGTAGCGAGTCGCGAGCTCGACAGTGCGGCCGGGATAGAGGCCGGGGATCATGAGCGTACGGCACTTGACGATCTGATCCTTTCCGAGCTCCGGCGACTCGATGAGTCCGGTGTCGGGTGTGAGCAGTACAGGCGGGTCGACGGTAGCCGAGCCGATGACGAGAAATTGCAGCTGTCCGCCCTGGATGCTCCACGACAAGCCGCACGAGCGAGCGACTCGGTCGAGCTGCGAGACGGCATCGCCGCTCGCTGTGAAGCCTTTGACGACTGCGGCCTGCTTGGTCTTCCAAAACTTCGCGAGCGGCGCGATCGCGTCAGTGTTGCCGAGTCCGACCTCGAGCGCTGCGGCGAGGTCGCGGATGATGGTTTGCAGGCTCGTCCCGTTCAGATAGTTCTTCTGAACGCGCTTGGTCCTGCGCTTCTGCCCTCCGTCGTCGCTCGTGATCGTCGTTACCCATTCTGTGCCCTCGCGCGTGCTCCAGGACTCGACGAGCTCGCCGCGGAAGATAACGCTCGTCCCGCTGGCATAGCCTGCCTCGAGCGAAACGAACACGTTGCGCATCGCGTGCAGGTGTTTACGCGTGTCGCTGGATAGGTTGTATACCGCGACCTCACAGCGCCCTGGAACCTTCGCGGATAGCGATCGCTTGACCGTGAAAGTGACATTGAGTCCTGCGACCGCGATGTCCTCGATCTGCAGCGAGTAGCGGCGGTCGAATAGCTCGATGTCGGCGCTCGGCGGCAGTGCCACGGGTTACCAGGTCCCGTCTGTGAGGTAATAGAGCCGATAGCGATCACCCATCTCGGCGAGCGTCGGCTTGCCCTCTGCGTCGCGCGTGTCGATGAACCAGAGCTCGCCGACGGGCAGGCCGGCGATGTAGTGGAAGCGGTACAGCAGCGGATACAGCGTGACCATGCGCAGGCCTGAGATCAGCGGGTTGCCGACGCTGTCGGCGATGTGCAGGTGAAAGCACTCGCCACGCTGCGACCAGACGATGCGCATGCCGTAGCTCGTGCTGTCGAGCTGCACGCGCAGCGACGAGTCGACAGTCGGCGTCGTAGGTATTCGCACTGATGCCATATCAAGGCTCCGGCGGCGCTTGGTTGAACCAGTTTGCAGCGCCGTCGAGTGCCTGCGTGATGACGCTGCCCTTGTGTTTCGTGCTTTCTGGTACCTCGCCGGGCTTGGTCGGCACAGCGTTCTGCGCGCCTTTAGATACTGCCGGCGTCGCGCGATCCTGCGACGGGACAGGCTGCCCTGTCGTCGACTTGACGATGCGGATCACTTGCCCCGATGCCGTGAACATGAGCGCGTTAGGCCCGCTGCTGGCGTCGCGTTGGATGTTGAGCTCTGTGAGAATCACTTTCTCGTAGACGTGCAGGCCGGTAATGACCGTGATCGGCTGCCGTGCCTTGAACGTCGCGCGCAGCGTGTCGTGCGCGAACTTCACGCGGTTAGTTTCGGCGATGTACTGCCACGAGTAGCCGGCGACGCCGAGCGGCTTGAACTCATACTCGGCGACGAGCATGTTCAGCTTTTTCTTGGGTAGGTCGTTGTAGTTCGTGAACGGCAGCGTCGTCGCGCCGATGATCGGAACCAGGCTGAAATACCCAGCGTTCGGCGGGCCCTCGAGTTGGTGCGACTGATAGCCTACGAACTGGTTAAATTCGAGCGGCTGCCCGTCGGCGGTGGTGAGCGGCAGCGACCGCTGCACGAGGCCGGGATCTCCGTCGTAGGCCGGTCGCGTGCCGATCGGCGTGTTCGTGATGATGCCTTCTATGCGCAGGCCGTCGGGCGTATCGCGAACGTGATCGCTGATGTCGGGCCCTTCCTCGACGGCAAACTGCGAGCACTGCGCGCCGAGCACGTGTTGCTCGCGCACGCTGCAGTCGATCCACAGCTTGTTGATCTGTAGGTGGCTGACGTTTGTCCACGGTGGCGGCTGGTCTGGCATCAGCGTCGGACCTTTCCGGCGGCCTGGCGCACGGCGTCGAGCGCCTGCCGGTTGGCGATGTCGACGCCGCGCTGCGTCGCGCGCTGCACGTCGATCGGGTTAGCGCCCGGCGGCAGTGACATGTTGATCGTCGTGTCGCCGAACTGCACGGACATGTTCGGGCCTGAGTCGACGGGCGCCGACAGCTGGTCGCCTGCTAGCCCGAGTGCGAGGTCGGGATCGCCGGGCGCAGGCGCAGCGAAACTCGCGTCAAACGAGGCTCGTTCGCTGGCCTTGCGCAGCGCCTCGGCTGCGTCGAACCGCATGCGGGCGTTGTACGCGTCTACGGCTCTTTCGGCCTCTGCGCGCTCGTCGTCGCTGAGGGCGTCGAGGCGCGAGAAGTTGCCTTTGCCATAACGGTTGTATTGCTCCTTCGTGATCAGGTTGCCGCGTTCGCGACCCATCATGGCTTTAGTGATGGCGCGCGCGATCGCGTCGAAGTAGCCCTGCGCGGTGTGCAGCTTGTCTAGAAACGCATCCCATTTATCGGGGATGCTGAACGTTCGCACGGCGGCGACAAACTTTTCCCAGTCGCGCGTCATGTCGCGCAGCGCCTGCGAGATAGCCTCAAGCCATTTGGTGCTAGTGCCCTCGCCGCCGAGGGCGTTTAGCAGGCGACCGATGCCGCTGTCGGCGCCGTTGGCAAAGTTGATGATGTCGTCGAGGGCGGCGCCGATTAGCCCGAGCTTTAACCCAAACGTCGTGAGGGCCCAGAGTTTGCCGCCGAACACTCGCAGGATCGTTAGGCCCAGCGCGCCGAGCAGGCCTTCGAAGATGTAGGAGGATTCGGCGAGCTTGCCGAATGCCGTGATCATGGGGTTAGCCCAAGCGAACAGCGCTTTAAGCGGCGGCAGTAGTTTCTTGCCGAGGTCCGTCGCGAGCTCGGTCACGCGAGCGTGCACACCTCGCAGCATGTTCGCGTATTCGCCGGCGGTGCGCGTGGCGTCGCCGGTCGCCTTAGTCGACTGCTCGAGAATGCTTTTGTAACGCAGCAGTGTCTTTTCTGCGTTGGTCATTTTCTCGACTGACTTAGTGATGCCCTGCGTGCGCGCGTACTCCTTTAGCGTCGCCTCCTGCACGTTCACGGCGTACTTAAGCAGCGGCTCTGACTGACCGATGATGCCCGATCGCAGCGCGAGCATCGCCTCCTCGTCGCTCGTGTTGTAGAAGCTGGCGAGGTCGATCGCGAGCACGCTAAGCGCCTCGGACATGTTGCGTACTTCTGCGGTGTTGCTCGTGACTGGCGTCAGCAGCGCGCCGAATGTGCCTGCGGCCTCGCGCAGCTGATACTTGCTGCGGTTGAGCGCGACGCTGGTCACGTCTGACCAGCCTTTCACCTGCTCGACGCCGGGCGCGCCGAATAGCTCCTTTAGTACGTTCTCCGTCTCGTTTGCGCTCGACGCGAGCTCGGTCATGCCCTTTAGGGCAGCGAACACCGCTGCGCCGCCTAGGTACTGCTGAAAAGTATCAGCAGCTGAGGGCCCGTCCTTCGCTCGCCGGCGAGCTGACGCCGCCTGCTTGGTCGCCTGCGCCTCGACTGCCGCGGCTTGGTCCTGCGCGCCACGCACGAAGCGGCCGCTCGCGTCGCGCGTCTTGCGGTCGACTTCCTCGAGGCCTTTCTTGACCTTCTTTAGGCCTTGGTCGGCGCGCTCGAATGCGCCCTCGTCGACAGTGAGGCCAAGCTTTGCGACGAGCTCACGTAGGACTACGGCACTCAACTGTTACGCTCCTTTGCGAGTCGTGCCTGCTGGCGCTCGAGCTCGTCGTATAGGTCGAGCACGTCGTGAGCGTCGTATAGGTCGTCTAGGGTCCATTCCTCGCAAACCTCGGTCAGGCTTGCGCTGATGCGGTCGCTGGCGACGATTCGCCAGATGTCCCAGTCGATGTGCTTGGGGATTGTGACAGTAACGCGATCAGGCTCTGCAGGCGCTGCGCGAGCGGCGTCGAGCCGCTGCGCGCGCCGTCGAAAAAACTCGTGAAATTAGCCTCGAGGGCGAACGCTAGCCAGGCGAGCATCTCGCCGTATCTGCCGGCAAAGTGGTCGTCAAAGATCTTGTCAAGCTGCGGCTGATGCTCGGCGTCGATGACGACAGCGGTAAAGCGCGCGAGCTCGTCGCTGATGATGACGAGGTCTGCCTCGCTGAGGCGCTGCGTTACCTCGCGTATGGCGTCGCTCGCGCCGAGGGCGAGCGATGCCGTCAGACCTCCCTTGGCGTGCAGCACGCCCTCGAGAAACGATGCCGTCGCAGGCCCGAGCAGCTTGGTCAGGCGCACGAGCATCGATCGGCCGGCCTTCGCGCCGAGCAGCGTCACTAGGTAGCGATACTCGCCGATCTGCTTTTCTCTTACGGTTCGGCTCATAGTTTAGCGACCTCCGAACGTGCTCGTGCGCGCGTCGGCGAGGTCGATTTTCCATTCGAAAACTTGAACGGTTTTACCGAGTCGGATCTGCGGCGGCGCGATGATCCATGCCCGCGGGCTCGTGATGACGAGGCCGCCGCCTGAGTCTTTCACCGTGAATACGCCGGCGGCAGCGCCGTTCAGTGTCGCGATGTCCTTCGCGAGCTGCGCGCTTAGCGTCGTATTGGCGTCGGCGGTCTGCGCGTACTTGAGGGTAGCTGTAGCGCTGAAATTGTTTGTGCGCGTGCGCGTGACCTCGCCGTCGGCGCCTACGTATTTCGTGAACCAATCTTCGGTCCAGTCGATCGCTAGCACTTCATCCTCGGCGTAGCCGCCTGTCGACAGCGGGATCGCGTTTAGCGATATCGATAGCTCGTTGATGTTCCAGGATTTGAAGCCCATGACCTGTTGTGTCCTCTCGGCTGCGCTGGGTTAGACCTGGACAGTGCCGACTACGCGAACCTTGTGGATCGCGCCGGACAGCACATAGCTGTATTTCATATCGGGCAGGATGCGCTGCGTCTTGAGGTTCGGGTCGATCGTTGCGAGCGCGGGCGCGGTCGCGCTGAACGGCTGCGCGCCGTCGATTATCCCGAGTGCGATGCCCTCGAGGATCTGCGCGAATATCTCGGACCGCACGAGCTCGATGCCCGCAGTTGTGTAGGGCACCACATCGTTGTTGCGCAGCAGCGCGACGATTCGGTCTTCGATCTGCACGTCGAACCAGTCGATCGCGACAGTGACGTCGAGGTATCTGCCGCTCGCTGCCCACCCCCACAGCGTGAAGCCGAGGCCCTTGATGTTGATGTAACAATTTGCGTGCTTGGTCTTGAGCGCTGCCCGCTGCGAGGTGTCAGGGTTCGCCATTGTCACAGCGGCGAGGCCCTTGTTTGCGAACGTAATCGGGCCCGGCAGCTTGGGCAGCATCGCGCCGACGACAGACGCGTCGAGGTACTCGCTCTGATTCGGATGCCACCAGATGCTAGAGCGCGTGTAGCCGAGGCCCTGCAGCGTGGTCGCGATGTCGGTCGTCAGCGACGATGGCACATCGTTCGCGGCCGTTGCCGAGAAGTAGAGCGCGCGCTCGGGCTCTACCCACGCAGCGGCCTCTTGCACTGACGCAGCGCCGGGCACGAGCATCACGAGGGCATACCAGTCGCCGTCAAAGGCCCTGATCGCAGCCAGGTCGGTCCCGACCGCAGCTGCTGGCGTCGCTGCGGGCGTGGTGTCTGCAAAGGTGATGTTTGCCGACAGGCCGCTGATCGAGTGCACTGCGTTCGCGGTGTCGCTTACGACGTTGACGTCGGTCGTGCCTGTCGCAGTGACGTCGACGATCGCATTGATGGCGGTGACGAGCGCGGTCACGACGTCAGCCGAGCTCGACGGCGGCGACAGCACGACGTCGACTTTCGTCGCGTCGATCGTGACTGTGTAGTGTTCGCCGGCAGCCGATGGCGTCGCAGGCGTGAGCTTGAACGACTGCGTGAATGCCGCCGTCATGCGCCCGACTTTGAACGTCGGCGGCGAGGGCTGCTGACTCTTGAGCTGCCGGGCGGCGATGTAGAGCGCCGACGTCTGCGGCACGTTGTAGGGCGCCTTGGTCAGGTCGGCGGCGTTGGCGAACGTCTTGACGCGCTCCGGCCAATAGTTGTGATTGACGGCGATGAGCGGCACGCCGAAACCAAATTTCGTCACGGTCGCGTCGGCGACTGTGACTGTGTGCTCGATAACCTCGATCTCTGATCCTGCCATGGGGTAAGGCCTTTATTTGTCGATCTGCCGCTCGGGCACTGTGATCAGTTGACTGTCGAAGTTGAAAGGCGCGCCGACAGTGCCGCTGACGCGCACATGCTCGATCGTGCCGATGGTTTCCGCGGGCATGTCGTCAGCGCCGCACTCACACATGGTGTCGTAGGCGTAGAGCAGACGTAGCTCGAGGCTCGCCGACGACTCCTTGCGAAAGTCCCACATGTAATTGAGGTCGATGAATACGCCGGGCCCGTCGAGGCCGATGCCGAGGTCGGAGAAAAGCGTCTGTGTGCTCGGCAGGTAGAGCGCGTTTCGAATGCGCTCGAGGTAGCGAAAAGCACGCCCCCACGGTGTTCCGTCGCGCGTGTTGACGATGGCCTGCAGCGTCACAGCGCGGTTGCCGACGATGCGTACTAGCGCGTCCTGACCGGGCCCCTGCGGCACGAGGCGCACCTCGTCACTGTTGAGCGCAACGTCGCTGATGCCGTAGCCAGGGCTGCCCAGCAGGTTTAGGCGCGCCTGCGGATAGCCGAGCATCCCGAGTGGCTCGCCCTCCCAGTAGACGTCGTCTAGCTGTATCGCGGTCGTGCGCGCGATCCACGTCTTCATGCCATCAGCGAAGGCCTGCCAGTCCATTAGGTGGCGCCTCCGACTCGGTATGTGATGCTCTTGCGCAGCGTGCCGAACCGGACGAGCGGCACGTCGCTGCCCTTTATTTTCTTCGTGATCTCGGCGAGCGGCGGCGGTATGTGCGCCGTGATGCGCTGCTGAATGAGCTTCACGGCTTGCTGACCGATGAGGCCTAGCGCCTGCGTCTCGGACATTGGTCCGCTCGGATGACTTTCGCCGAGCAGCACACGCTGCCCGAGCACACCCATAAACTCGGCGAGCTCGTCTTGGTGCGCGTCGATGGCATCACGGATGAACGAGCGGCGCGGCACGCCGAGGCCAAACTCGTGGATCGTGCCTAGGCCAACGTTCGTGATCTCGTCGGCGCCGTGCGTGGCAGTCGCCTCGTTGCCTTGGATGCCGACGAGCACAAACGAGTCGCTGTCGCCGAGCTCGGCGACGGCCTCGCCGAGGGCCTGCCATCCCATGTCTTTGTCGGTGACAGTCACAGCGCGATCGCCAAGATGTTGTAGGACGCCTGCAACTGATTGAATGTGCGCTCGTAGATGCTGCGCGCGCCGTCGGGTTCTTTCTTCGGATCGAGCCGCGCAAACTCGCCGCTCGGCGTGAGCACGAGCAGCGAGGCGAGTAGGTACTTCACGAACATGTCGCGCGCCGGGTCGATGCACGAGCCGTCAGGCTGCACTACGGGATTCGCGCCCGAGATGTCGAGCGCGACACGCGCCTCGGCGTCGGCGAGCTTCGCCGCGACTAGCTCGTGCTTCACTCGAGCAAACTCGGGAAACTCCACGTAGAACTGTGAGACGGTGACAGCCATCGGCGGCGCTTACCTCGTCGTTCCTCTCGGCGTTCGGCCGGTAGCCGACGGCGGCGGATCGGTTGGCTGCTGGTCGGTCTGCGGCAGCGTCGGCAGCGTGCTCGGCGTCGTCGGAACGCTAGGCAGTGCGAGCGTAGGCGGGCAGACGTCGGGCGGCGGCGGGTCGCTGCGATGGTCCTCGAACGTCGGCAGCGAGTAGGTCACGGTGCCGTCGGCTACGAACGGAGCGAAGGCGCCGACGAGCGCGTAGCCGACGGGCTCGACGTCCTCGGGCAGGACGATCACGGTCACGAGCGGCGGAAACTTGATGAGGTTGGTCGGCGACTGCACCCACAGAATGCGCGCTGTGCCGTTCGTGACTGTTGCGTCGGGCATGTGATCTCTCGTGCGTTAGTTGTTGGCGGGCAGCTCGAGCTCGAGTTGCTAGATTCCGTCCATGTAGACAGCCGAAAGCGGGTACTCCCAGCAGACGCCGCCTGCGCGAGTCCACGACTCGACGGACAGCGCGAGGTTCTTTGTCTGCGGCGGCAGCTCGCGCGGCGGCATGGTCAGCTCGAAGTGGACGTACCGCGGGTCACGCCGATACCAGAGCGCGCGAGCGCCTGTGCCTGCCGAGTTTGCGGTCGCGAGCGGCAGCCACCAGTCGACGTTAGTCACGTAGGCGCTGCGGCGCAGGTACACGCTAAGGATCGTGTCTTCCGGGTCGCTGCCAGCGCCGGTGTAGACGGGCGTGTTTTGGATGTATCGGAATTTCGCGAGCGGAAGCAGCAGCGTATCAGGCGACTCGACGCCCTGCGTCGCAGTCACGATCGAGTCCTCGGCGGCGATCATGTCCTTCAAAACGTCGTCGGGCGTCTTGGTGCCAGCGCCCCACGCAGACCCAGCGCCGACAGTCGTCGCCGCGATCACGGGCACGTTAGGGTGATTCAACAGGCCCTTGATGTTCGTGCCTGTTTGCCCGAGTGAGGCGATGCGTTCGAAACGCAGCTCGAAGCCGCGACGCACGGCGTCGGCCTGCTGGTTCTGATAGTTCACCCCTGCCATCGAAGCGCGCTCGATGTCTAAGACTGTGTAGTCGTAGCCGAGGGCCCAGGTCGCGATGTCGTAGGTGAACTTCTGCGCGGTCACGCCGACACGGCGAATGTCGTCGGCGTAGTTGGCCACAATTTCGGCCATCCCGAGCGCGTCCCACATCTTATAGGACCACGTTTCAGCGCCTGCGGGCGCCTCTGACGTGACGGGCACGAACTGCCTCCATTTGAGCTGTGGGCGGTGAATCTCGCGCAGGCGCGCCGAGATGTATTCGAGATCTCTCCCGAACAAAGCAGTCTCGTTCGCGTCGAGGCGCTCGATTCCGTAGAGCTGCGCGCGCGTGTGCGCCATCGCGAGCACGACGTTAGCGAATGCGTCCTCGTCGAGTCGTTGGCCGATCTGCGCGAGTTGCAGCTCGAGCAGGTTGGCGTCGAGCCTGTCTAGCGTGTGCGTGCTGACGAGTGAGGTACCGGGCATAATGGCGTGTGCTTTCCGAGCGGGGCGAGCGCGCTAGGGTTGACTGTCAGAGGTTGATCTCGACGACCGCGACGCCGCCTGCGGCTGCGCCTACGACGACTGTGAGGTAAGGCGCGGCAACGGCGTTGCCTGCGTCGGAGTCACTGCGGAGAGCGCCGAGGATCGTGCCAGCGCCGACTAGTCCGAAGCGGACGAACGGATTCGTGTGCACGGCGAGGGCGGTCTCGCCTACGACAGCAAAACGGCCCTTGCGCATCACGGGCAGCGATGAGCCGACTCGATAGGGCGGCTCGGGATAGGTCGGGTCCCACAGCGCGAAACCAGCGACGCCGGTCAGCACTGTTACCTCGGTGGTAAGTGCAGGCTGTCGGACGGATGCCGGGTCGCGGCCTGCGGCGGTGTCGTATACGACGACGATGCCGACGGGGATCACAGTGCCCGAGGCGAGGCCTGTGTCGATTGCCGAGGGCCATGCCTCGATCTTTTGACCGTGCACGCCGATCGGCGTCGTCGCTGAATAGGTGAGTTGCATGGTTGTGTCGCCTGTCGTTCGCTTGGGTTGGCTGTTCGATGTCCGGGTGTGGGTCGGCCTACTCGCGCGAAGCGGCGAGCTTTGTGCGCCACGCAGGCGGCTCGAACGTCGGCGGCTTGGCGTCGGCGGCGTCGGTGCGCTGGTTACCGGCGAGGATTGCGCGCACGTCGAGGGCGGCCGTCTGCTGCGAGCGGTTGCCGTGCAGGCTGCGGCGCAGGTCGTCGGCGCTGTTGCCGCCGCCGCTGTTGCTCGAGCGCTTGTCGGCGACGAGCTCGAGGGCGCCGTCGAGGCGCGCGTCGACGTAGGCGTCTGACTCTTTATCGAACGCCTGACCAGGCTTGAGCTTGGCGAGCGCCTTTAGTTTGATCTCGCGCGGCGACAGGCCGTCGAGCTTTGACTCGGCGCCGAGCACGGGACGCACTCGCTCGAGCAGCGCGAGTCGGTCGCGCACGGCGGCCTCGAAGCGTTCCGGGTCGCTCGCCTCGGCGAGCTTTGCCTTCGCTGCGTCGGCCTCGCCGCGCACGGCGTCGAAGCGTGTTTGCAGCTGCGCGAGGGCGGCCGCCTGTTCGGCGATCTTGCTGTCGCGCTGCTCGAGCGTGCGCTGCACGATCTGAGCGGCCGGCGGCGTGACCTGCGCCTCGAGTCCGTCGAGCCGGATCATTACCAGTTCCATAGGGCGTCCTTTGTTGTCGTCGTCGTCGCGGTCGTCGTCGCGCAGCACTGCGTGTGCAGCGTCGTCGTGCAGCGAGTGATCGTCGGCGCTTCCGTCGAGGCGCAGCGCGACCTCGGAACCAGCGCGGCCCCATTTTTGAGGCCCTAAGCCGACATGGTTGTATGTGATGTCGACTTGCTCGGCGTCGTACTTTTCGCCGTTGTAGGTGCCCGGCTTGTTGACGAGTTTGCAGCTGTAGCCGCAGCTGACCTCGCGCCGGCTGCCGGCCTCGATGGCCTTGATCATGCGGGCGTCAGTGATCACGAGGTCGGCCTCGACGAAGCGGCCGGCGTCTGCGCGCGCGCTCGTGCCCGACACGTGCCCGACGGAGAGCGTCTGCACGTTCGCCGGCGACACCATCTCGCGAGGGTGCAGGTCGGTCACTGGCGCGTCGGCGAGCGTCGCAATCGACTCGGCGCGGAACACTTCCTCGGGTCGCCTGAGCTCGCGCACGACGCTGCCGTCGGCGCGCTTGTAGACGAGCACACCGGTCCTCGTGACGCGCGCAGGCGCTCGCAGAAACCCCTGCGGCGTGCGCCGAGTGTTGCCGAGCCGAGCAGCGTCGTATCTCGTGACCTGCACGGCGGCCACTACAGTCACGCTGTACAGCTGTCAAGAGCACTCGCCGCCGAGCGAGCTAGGGCGCGAGTGCTCTAAAGGTTGGCGCCTCATTCGAGGTCAAAAAACCGGAAGTCAGGCCCGTTTCAGGCCGGGTTTCCCTCGGTATTCGGCCTGCGGCTCAAGCGCGGGCGCGATTGGGCGGCGGCTGGCGTTCAGTGGTCTAGCTCGCTCGTGCGCGAGTGAGCGAGAGGGCTAGCGAGTGAGCGGGTTTAGCGGCTCGATCCACAACGGTTATCCACAGCGCCTACAAGCGGCACACGTTCGTTGACGCGACGCTGTGCTCGGCGCTATAGCGTCGAGTGCATAGGAGGTTGTGTCTCATGGCGCATTGGATACTCAGCGAAGGCGACGAGCCTTACACGGTCGTCGAGCTCGAAGCGGGCAGCGGCGGCAACGCAGCCGAGCTCGCGCTAGCGATGGCGCTCGCGCGCGTCGACGTCGAGGCGCATGCGAGGCGCTGCCGCTCGACGCAGCTGCTCGAGGTCTCGGCGCTGTGCGAGTCGAGCGGCGAGAGCGGTCGAGCTTTCGTCGAGCTGCCGGCGCAGCCGCCGCCGTGTTGGCCGTGGCAGGGCGCGCACGATTGGCGATTCGAGGGCGCCGACGGCGGCGTGCGGCTCGAGGTGTGTCGGCGCTGCCGATGCGTCTGCGAGCTGCAGGCGGCCGCGCGCGGGCCCGCTGGCCAGGTGTACACGCGGGTCACATACACGCCGCTCGACGAGCAAAGCTAGATGATCGGCCAGGCCTGCCAGCGCGGCAGCGGCTGCGCGAGCGCTGCGAAGTGCTCGACGCGCAGCCGCTGCACCTCGACAGGGAACCGCTGCAGCTCGTCTTCGGTCATGGTCGAGCCTGTCACAAGCTCATAGACGAGCTCCGGCGATGCGTCGCCGTGCTGCGGCTCGGCGAGGTACGCGCGCACAACGCGCAGCGCGCCGTCGTAGCTCCAGGGGTAGAGCGAGTCGGCGAGGCGCTGTGCCGTGCTCAAGTCTGCCACTGCAGGCCCCTAGCGCTTGGCGAATAGGTCGTAGTGATGCCGCTCGAGCAGCAGGTCGCGGTCGGCGAGCAGGTCGGCGAACGCTGCGCGCTGCGCCTCGTCGAGGTCGGGCACGAGGCTCGCGAAGTAGGTGCGCGCCTGCTGCTCGTCCGTGAACGTGATGGCGGTGCGTTTCCACGCATGCGATGCCTCGACGAGGGCGTCGGTAACCTGTCCAGGGCTCCACTGTGTGACGTCACGCAGGGCATGTTGTGTCGCGGCGATCGTGCTGTCAAACGGCCTCGAGCGCACGACTGAGAAGCTGCCGCGCAGGTCGCCAGGCTTGCCGCGGAAAGCTGGCATCGCGAGCGGATGCCGATCGCGCAGGTGCGTCGGCAAGCCTGCGAGCTCGGCTGTTACGTCGCGCGCGGCAATCTCGGTTGTTAGTTCGTTCAGCAGAAAGCGCGTGCTCGAGGTGCCGCGAAACTCGAGCGCAGGACCGAACGCGTGCGACTCTTCGTGCACGAGCGTGTGTAGCGCTCGCAGCTCGTCGTCGGTCGGCGCGTGCCGCAGTGAGAGCGCCTCGGCTGCGTGCGTGAGCTCGACGGCCGTGTCGACGGCGAGGCGCAGCGTGCCTGTGTGCTCGTTGCGAGTCGCGACGATGCCGCTCGCAGCGTCGGCGGCGGTCGGCTCGAAGGTGCGGATCGCGTTCGAGGTCGCCGTCGCTGCGCGTCCTACGCGCTGATAGCCGAGGTCGTCGAGCATGCCCTGCACGGGGTTGCGCAGTAGGCCGCCCTCGATCGGGCCCTTGGCGGTGGCTAGGCCGATGTCCTCTGCGGCGCGCGTGAGGTCGTCGGCGATGCGCTGTCGGTCTGGGATGCGCGCAGGCCTCGAGCTCGGCACGTCAGGCGGCGGCCGCGGAATGCGCACGGTGAGCTCGACGATCGGGCCCGAGGTAGGCGGCTGCGTCGCCGTTGTGATCGTGTAGGGCGATGGCGAGGGCGGCGACAACGGGCGTCCCGAGGTCGGCTGCGGCGCAGGTGCGGGCGCAGGCTGCGGCTGCGCGCGAGGTGCGGGCAGTCCGACGGCCTCGGCCGCCCTCGAGCGCGGCGAGCTCGGCGGCGCAGCCGGCGGCGAACCGGGCGCAGGCGGTAGCGAGGTGCGGATCGGCGGCGGCTGCGGCCTCGGCGGCAGGCCGGGCAGGGTAGCCTGCTGCGGTCGCCGAGGTCGCGTCGGTCGCGCGTCTGGACTCTCCGGCGGCATCCTGATCGTTGCCGGATCGATGACCGGCAGCGCGACGCAGCGGCAGGCGTAGTAGTGCGTGTCGAAACCAGGATGCGCGCGCTTGCCTGTCTTGGGATTGACGACAGGCGGTTTATCCCAGCGCTGCCGCGTGCCCTCGAGGGCGCGGTGCCCAGGCCTGACCTTTACGTCGCCGGCGGTGTGCCAGTCGTATTCCTCGATGCCGAGGGCCTCTTGACGGACCTTGGTCGTCTCCGCGTGAAACTTGCCGACGGCGTCGTTCGCGATGACGACAGCTTGCGTCTGCGTGATGCCGTCGACGGTCTGCATCAGCTGCGCAGCGAGGGCGTCAGGTCGCAGGCCTTGCTCGAGGCCGTGCCGCACAGAGGCCTGCGCGGCGCTGTAGGTCGCGTCTGTCATGTCGCGTACGCGCTTGGTCTGCGCGCGCACGAACTTGTCGAGGTGCTCGCCGACGCCTGCGCCGAGGTCGAACGGGTTGATCGTCGCGATCGGGTCGTAGGCGGCGTCTCGGCGCTGCAGCTGCTCGGGTTGCAGCGTGTAGGTCGGCACGCGGAACGCGGCGGCGATCTGCCGCTCGAGCTCGGCGCGGCCGTAGTCGAGTGTCCGCAGGCCTGCGCGCACGATGTCGGCGCGAATGTCGTAGGTCAGCGCCGCTCGAGCGCGTGCGAATGCATCTGCGAGCGTCGAGTCGGCGGCGTCGCTGCGCTGTACTGCTGCGGGTTGCACGTTCGCGTGCACGTAGTCGAGGGCGTTTGCTGCGAGCGGCGTCACGATGCGCACGCCGCGACGCTCGAGCTCGGGCAGGATGCCAGCGAGGATCGTGCCCTGCGCCGACCACATGGCGCGCTGCTCGGGCGTGAGGGGCTCGTGCGCGTCGGGCAAGATCACAAGCGCGTCGACAGGCGCTCGAGCGCTGATCGCGAGCGCCTTGCGCAGGCCCCGCACGACAGCGACGCCCTCGAAGATGCCGCCATGACTCGCTAGCATCTCCTGCGCGAGCAGCGCGCTTGCGTCCGACCAGCCGAGACCGATCAGGTCGTCAGCGTGCCGCACGGTCAGGCCGCCGAGCTTCCATGCGATGCCGAGGGCGAGCGTCGTCTTGCCTGCTCGAGGGCCACCTACGACCGCGACTCGCGCCGATGCGGGCGTCGAAGCGGCATCGCGCCGAGGCGCAGCCGCTCGAGCGGCGACCAGGCCGGGCAGCTCGGGTAGCACGTGGTGCTCGATCGTCTCACGCACGCGCTTACCGACGCCGAGCAGCGTCGCGAGGTAGCCGACGAGCGGCAGGCGCGGAAACTCGGCAGGCCGCAGCGCGACGGGCGCGATCACGGCGTCGAGCCTGTCGACGCGCGCTCGCCGCGTTTCGGCGGCGCGCACGAAGCGCCTGCGAGCGGCGAGGGCGGCCTGCGTCATGCGTCGTATCTAGGCGGCGGCGGTGCAGGCGGCGCGCCAGGCGGCGGCGTCGGCGGCGGCAGCGCCGGCGGATTCGGCTCGGGTTCAGGCTCGGGATCGGCGAGGCGCTCGAGCTCGTGCCGCAGCGCGACCTCGCGCGCCTCGACGTCGAGCTCGTCAAACTCGCCGCAGTGCGCGAGCTTTAGTGCGCCCTCTTCCGGCAGGATGATGCCCGCGTTCTTGAGCGTCGCGAGGGCGTCTGCCGTGATCTTGAGTGTCTCGGCGCGTTCTTTCGATGTCGGCTGCCACAGCGGCGGATAGACGACCTCGAGCTCGTCGATCACAGCGCCTTTCGTTGGGCCCTTGTCCGTCGCAGTGAGCACGCGCACCAGCTTGTCGATCTGCGGCGTGAGGCGCTTAGCGCGCTCGGTCCCGACTTTGTCGTACCAGGCGCGAATGTCGGCATCGCCGGTCGCGTTCATGCCTGCCGGCGACCTCCCAAACAAGATCGTCACGGGCGTTTCGGCCGCCGACGCTACACGCATCATGAAGCGATCGAGCAGCTCGGGCACGCCGGCGAACGGCGTCGGCGTGCGCTCGAACGTTTCTCGCTCGTCGATCAGCAGCGAGCGGCAGACGCTGCGGCCTAGGTCCATCAGCCTGATCCGCTGCCGCAGCTTTTCCTCGCCGGACGCCGTCAGCAGCTGCATTAGGTTCGTGATCTTCAGTACGCCCTGACTCGCGTCAGTCATGAGGTGAGCGGCGCTCATCCACGACGACGACGAGGCCTGCACGGCTTGATAGACGCGCTGCAGTATCGAGTCGTCCCATTCGCTCGCCGATTGCACGCCCCATCGCGACGTAGGCGCGCCTCGAAACGCAAGCAGGCGCGACTCGTGCACGACGAAGTCGCGCGTCGCCTTGTCCTTGTACGCCTGCCGGTTCTGCGAGCCTCGCGGCAGTACCGCGGTCGTGATGCGGTACGTCTCGACTTTGCCGTAGTTCGGCTGTGAGATGTCGTCGTAATACGACTCTTGCTGCAGCTGCGGGCGTCTAAGCACGGTCAGGTGTGAGAGCGAGCGCACGAGGTCGATGTCGAGCGGCTGGTCGAGCGGCAGGCCGTCGTCGACGCCGAGCAAGACAGCGCCGAAACCATAGAGACGCCCCCAAACCCAGGCCTCGCGCAGCGCCGACTCGGCGCCGAGCGTGGCGAGTGCTTTGTCGATCTTCTTTCCCGTGCTCGAGGCGTCGGCGATGGAGTCTGCCGGCAGTGCAATCGAGAAACCAGCGCGCAGGGCGTCGCCGGGCAGCTGCTCGATTATCCTCGCGCAGATGTCGTCGTCGGTGTGCAGCGCCTCGAGCGCGCTGTCGGGCAGCTGCGACGACATGCGCGGAACGTGCGCGCGCAGCTTGTCGCGGAGCGTTCCGAGGCCGGTTAGCGCGTTCTCCCAACTGTCGAGGCGTAGCTCGATGGCCATGGGCTAGAGCTCCTGCAGGTCGCGCGAGAGCTTGGCGCGTACGGCTGCGTCCTTTGCCTCGAGCAGCTTGCGCAGCGCGACAGTGCGCTCGGCGTTGCGAGGCAACGTCGCGATGATTTGCTGCGCGAGCTCGCCGAATGGACGGCTCACCTCGGCGAGCTCGGCGGGCAGGTGCGCAAACTCGAAGAATTGCGCGATCTGCTCTTTGTGCTCTTTGGCCATTCGCGCACATATAGTCACGCCGGGCGCCTGTCCAGTGGCTAGAGGTCGAGGGCGTCGAGGCCTTGCATGTACTCAGACAGGCCGCCTGCCAAGCACCAGCGGATCGCCTGCGTCTGCGCGTCTACGCGGTCGTTTGCGACGCCCCGAGGGAATCGCTTGTGTTCGATAACCCAATCGAGAATCCAGGGCGCGAGCGAGGGGTCAGGTAGCCAGACGTTACCGCCTGCAAACACCGGTTGCGTTGCGTACGCTCGAGCGATCTTGCTGCCGTCGGGCAGTATCGGAATGATGCCGGGGATCTCGTGCTTGAGTACCTCGATCACTGCGGGCCCGTTCGCTTTGTCCTCGACGAGGATCGCGTTCGCCTCGGGAAACTGAGCATGAAGCGACTTCACGGCCGCGATCGTGCCGATGAAATCAAGGTGTTCGCGCACCTCAGCGAGCAAATAGAAGTTGGGCGGCTTGTAGGCCCAGACCTGCCCGGCGACATAACTCGCTGTCTCGTGCGACTTGAAGGCGCAGTCAAACGTGATGACGACGAGTGCGCCCTCGAGGCGCGGCGGCACCTTGTAATACTGATGCATCCACTCTTCGCGGTAGATCGCGCCGCCTGCTGGGACCGGGTCTTGTTGGTCCTGCGCGGCCCAGCCGTCGGGCCCAAATTCGGCCTTGCGCCGGTCGACTTCGGCATCGTTCCAGCGCGCCTCACACAGCAACTCGCCCTCTTGCGTGCGCGGGTCTACCCAGCCGAGCGGCGTCGCAGGTCGAGCGGCCGCGCTGTAGTAACGCATCGGCATCGAAAGCACGGCGTAGCCCTGCTCGGCAGCTTTCGCAGCGAGGTCGCGGTCGACGAGGCGCTGCATTATGATCGTGCGCGTGTTGTTACCGGGCAGCACGCGAGAGGCCATCGTTTCGAACCACCATCGATCGCAGCGCTCGAGCGCGGTCGGCGAGTGCGCCTCGAGCGGCTTGATTGGATCGTCCACAATTTGTCTGTGCGCGTGAAACCCTGTCGGCGAGCCGCCGACGCTGATCGCCTGCCTGATTCCTCCTTTGTCGTTCTGCAGCCAATTTGCCAGCCATCGGCCGCGCTGCGGCTGCCAGACGTCGCCGAATAGATCGCGGTACCATTCGCCCTCGAACAAGCTGCGGCAGCGCAGCGAGTCACGTACAGCGAGCGTCTCGGCGTAAGCGCCAAATTGCCATTGCGTGCCCGGTTTCCAGGACCATTCCCAGGTCGGCCACATCACGCATACGGTCGTCGACTTGGACGATCCCGGCGGCACGTTGATCACGAGGCGCGCGAGCTGCCCGCGTGACTGCGCCTCGAGATGCTCGGCGAGCGCTCCCACATGCCAGTTGTCGACGAATGGCGCGTTTGGCACGACGTACTGCCAGGCGTCGCGAATGTACGCGTGCAGCGTGGCAGGTCGTCGCTCGAGCCGAGAGGCCCTGCGCGCTTTCTCAGCGATCAGGGCGTGAAGCTTGTTCTTCGCGAGTGGCACCTAACAGTCGATCAAACTCAAGTTGCAGCGCGGCAAACTCTGTCGTCAGCTCGGCCCAGCGCGTATCTGCGGCCGTGCAGCCGTCCCGCTCGACGAGGTTCGCGCGCTGCCGCGCGATGATCTCTCGGCAGCGAGCGAAACGCTGTTCGTTTGTCTGCTCGCCGTCAGCCATTGCGAGGCCCAGGGTCGGCGAAGCCGAGGCGCACGGAGTAGAGATAGTTAGCGGTCCCGTCGAGCAGTTCGACGACGAACGCGTATCGCTCGAGCGTCGGGTCGAAGTCGTAGTCAAACGTCGCCGAGTCGCACACGCAGCCGCTCGGAGTGGCGATTGCTTGGGTGAGCGTGGTTCCGATCTGCACGGCAGCCGAGGGCAGCGCGAGCAGCGTGCCGCCGAGGATAAACTCGCGAGGCCATCGGTACAGCCGCAGCTTATTCACGGCTCCAAGCACGGCGCACTGCCAGACGGCATAGGCCGTGATCCGCAACGTGCCACGGTGGATATGCAGCGGGAACTCGAGCTGTACTGCGCCGCCTGCCGGCGTCGTGTGCCACGATCCATAGTTGCCGTCGTATGTGACCGAGCCTGCGCTCGGCCAGCGCGCAGGGTTGCCGAGGTCTTGGCACACCCAGCGATACGGCTGCGCGGCAGCAGGCGGTGAGTGCACGATGTCGACGTCTGTGTCGAGGTACAAGTGCGCCGAGTTGACGTGTACGGGCCCCGTGGTGAGGTCGCCTGTGACTGTCACGTCAGGCGCCGTGATCGCTGCGGTAACAACTACGTTCTTGCAATGAACGTCCTCTGTCACGGTGACGCCCCTACCGACGGTGAGGTCGCGCGTGAGCAAGATGTCTCGCTGCACCGTGAGATCTTGCGTAACCGTGAGGTTGGTGAACGATCCTGCGACAGCGCTGAAGCTGTTAACGAGCGCGTTGCCGCGCCCCCAAGCCGAGTCAGGCCACGTGGCGCCGGTGGCGGCATGCCAAAGCAGCTCGAATGTGTTCTGCGATCCGTCGCCGAGCAGCGCGAAGGCGACCGCAGGCTGCGAGGCATTCTCGCAGATCCAGCTCGAGCCGCCCCACGTGGCGTTGTAGCTGAACACGAAGCGTCGCGCAGTGTTGCCTGCATACACATTCACGTGCTGCGAGCCTGTCACCACTACGCGTTGCACGAGACGATAGCCGCTCGCCGGCGGCGCGTTCGTGACGTCGATCAGCGGCGCGAACATGTCCGTGTTCGCGAAGTTGAGCAGCAGGTCGACGATCGGCTGCCCTCGCGTGCAGTCGTTTAGGAACGTCAGCCAGGCATCGCGGTTGTTGTCGAGATAGTTGATCCATTCGGCCGGCGGCCGTTCGTTGACTGTCCATCCTGCGGCGACTTTGCCTGCGCTAGGCGTGATTTTGCTGCCGGTGGATGCCCAGTTAGTCGGTGGTGTTGGTGGTCGGGCCATTGGTCGCTTTCTCGGTCTTTAGGCGTTCGTAGACGGCGTGGAGTCGTTCGCCCTCGGCACAGTTGCCGCAGGCGTGCACGTGCGGCTGCGGTTGATCACACATGCAATCGAACTCACCCCACCCATGACACAAGTAACAGTCAAAGCTTGGTCGCCGGCGGATTCTCATGACTTCGGCTCCGGTTCGTCGTCGGTGAGTGAGGCTGCACGCACGTAGCCGTGTTGAGCGATCGCCGCGTCGAGCTCGGCGTCGGTCATTTCCGCGGGCGCTTTCTCGATCTTGAGCTGCTGCCGCTGTCCGTAGCGTTTCGGGAATCTGCGCTCTAGCCACCATGCGCCGGCCTTCCAGTCCTCGCGCGCGGCGGCGACGACACTCTGCATCACGGCGACCTCGGAGCGCGCGAGCGCGACCTCGACTGCGCGCAGGAACGTCGCGAAAGGCTCGACGCCGAGGGCGCCTCGCGAGCGCCAGTCGTAGAACGTCGCGCGGCCTATGCCCTCGTGCGCGCACGACGCAGCGATCGGCATGCCTGCGGCGATCCACATGCAGATGCGGTCGCCGAGGGCGTCGCTGTAGAGCGTCGGCCTGCCGCCGAGGGCAGCGACGTCGGCGCGAGGTTTCCAGACGTCATTGTCGGCCCTACGCGCGCGCGAGTGTCCGGGAACCGGTGCGGCCTTCTTCTTCGCGGCCTTCTTCTTCTTCGTGGGCTTACCAGGCATCGGCGCCTTTCCGCAGCCGATGCTCGTCGCGCATCCTGCATCGGTTGCACTGCAGCGAGCGGCTGTTACGCCATTCCGCGATGGCCATTGTCCGGACGTAGCCGCACGCACACTTGACGCGCAGGCGCGTGTCGGTCTCGCCGTTAGGTCGCTTGACCGTGCGCCGATCGATGATCACCCATTTGCGCCGGGTCGGGTCCTCGAGCCTCGGCGGCGCGTGCGTCACGATGCACGCGCTGCACAATCCCCCATACCGACGCAGCAGCGGCAGCTCGGCGCTGCAGCGGCGGCAGTGTGTCGGTGTGGCGGGGATCGGCTTCGTGGCGTGCAT